ATCACGGCCGAGCCCACGATCATGCGGCCATAACCCACAGGCACGGGATGGCCTTGGGCGGTGGTATTCACAGCCCCGTTGAAGACGTAGCTTGGGCGGTTTTCTGGTCGCTCAGAAGGGTCGGTGGCTTTAGCGGTGGGTGCGATCATCTGGGCCACGCCGCCCAAAATCATGGATGTGCCCACCGAATACAGGGTGGCTTGGGACAGGAATGAACCCGCTGCTGCCCAGCCCATTGGGTTCCACCACGACACGGCGATCAGCGCCGCCCCCAGAAGGATCTGACCCAAGCCGTTGCCTCCTGCCCCGGAGACCACGGGTGCGATGGTGATGCGCTGCTGACCGGTGGGTTCATGCAGGCGCTCGAGCGACAAGGCGTCGCGCTCCACCAGAACACGGTAGCCCACCCCCCGCTCGCCAGAGGACACCAACTCGCGCTCGAATTGCGGGAAATTGGCGCACAGGGCGCGCACAGCCTCTGCGGCCGAAGCCACTGCCATCTGATGGCGACGGCCAAAGCGCCTGCCCAGTTCACCAAGAAGAAGGATTGTGGCCATCGCGTGACTCGCTATCAGAGCGGTGTGCTTGTAGGTGGTGGTGTGTGTGCAAGTGTGGGTGCCTCAAAGCGTGGGTGGTGACCTTTTGCCAGTAGCCGCCGTACACGTCCCGGCTGGAGAGCCTGCCTTGTAAATGGTGCAGGATCAAACCATCGCCCAGATACACAGATGCATGGTTGGGTACCGGTGAAGCCACCTGCATCAAAAGCACATCGCCTACTTTGAGATCGGTCAGATCAGCAACTTCAAACCCAGCCGAACCAAAGTTGTCCAGGTACAGGTTCATGCCGCGCTTCCACCATTCGTCAAAGCGCTCGAAGTTCGGCAGCTCAATGCCCCGCTCCTGACCGTACCAATCGCGAACCAGGGCGTAGCAGTCGAGCACACCATGTGCCCATTGACGACCTACCAGGGGCGCAACGTACCCCTCAGGCTTGATCTGCGCCCACTGACCGGCGGGAAAGGAAACGATGAACCACGGCAAGCCTGTGGCCTCGCAAGCCACACGATCGGCCTGGCTGGGCTGCGCAGGCAAATTCGGATGTGAGTGAAAGACACCCACGATCTCACCCTGATGATGGGCCTGCACATAGTCTTCAGGGTGAATCACGAATTGGTCGGTCCCCAAGCCAATGTTGCGGCAGGGGCAGTACACCTGCCTGCCCTTTTGAACAATCACCAAGCCACAGGCTTCCCGGGGATACTCGCGCGCGGCGTGGGCCAATGCCAAAGACTGATTGACTTCATTCATGGATTGATTTCATTCAAGGATTGCCTTGAGCCCTCATCGAAACAAGCCAGCGGCAGGAAAGCCCCCGAAGGGCAGCTCAGCGTTCGTCCCAAAACGCCTCTGGCAAGATGCCAGGCGTTTGCCGCAGGTGTCCTGCGCCCTGCTGCTCACCAACTCATCGCTGGCGTTGAAATACGCACTGCCCGTGTAACCACACTCGGCACCCCGGTAGGACCAAGGGCAGACGTTTTGCACAATCTGACGGCGCGGCAAGCTGACGCCTTCCAGATCAAAGGATGCGGCCAACTCAAACTCGACCACCTCGCGCGTTTCACGCGACTTGCGGTCAACGCTGTACACATCGTCGGCAAACTCGGCCAAAGGGTCTGCCGTCGGGTTCACGCTGCCCTCAAAATTGACCGCATCGAGGTACTTGGCCAGGGTTCGCTTGCGGGTGATCCTGGCACCCACCAGGTCTTGGTAGCTCAGCACCAGAGCGGTGATCGAGCCCGTGACATTGGCCACTCGCAGCCGGGGACGAGGCACCTGCCCGCCACCGTTGAACTCAAAGCCCTCTACCTGGATCGGAAACGCCTCATAGGCGTAGCCTTGCCAGACCACACGCTGCAGGAGGGCGTTGGTGCCTGCATGAAAGCGCACGGGTCCCTGCCCAAATAGCGACAGATCCAGCACAAAGAGCTCGATCACAGCACTGGGCGCAAGTTTCTGGATTTCTGCGGTGATCGCTTCACTGGTTTGAATGGACTCGGTCATGACAAATCAAACACCTGTTTGAACGTGGCCCGCACCGTCTCGACGTTGGGCTCATCCACTGAGCGGCTCCACTCTTCGCAGGTGAACTTGGCCGCAGTGCCTCCCGGGGTGGTCCACTCAAAGGCCTGCACACCCCCGCGAGCGCGCAAGAACGAATCCATGGCACCGGCATCCTGCGTGGTGCGTCCACGAAACTCCAGCGTCCAGACCTCGGCTTGGGTGTGGATGCCAAAGGTCAGGCGCTGCTCATAGCCATCCCCAAAAGCCACACGGCGCACATTGGGCCGCATGGCCATACTGGCACCCAAGGAAGGGATCCATGTAAAAACAGCCATTTACAAAGCCCTCCTGCTATCGAGCAAACCTCCGGCCCGCTTTTGCGCGAGCAACTCCTGGCGCACTGCATTGGCCACCGCCTGACCCAGGTCACGACCACCCGCGTTGTCACCCCGTGTTGATGTACCCGAGTCCGAGACGTTCACGGAAATGTTGAAGACGGTGCCCGACCCCAAGCCGGCACCCGCAGCGCCACCGCTCATGGTCACGGGAATGGTCCGCCCATCGGGCAACGGCACATAGGCCTCTGGCCTCGAGCCTTCGCCAAACACCGCCAGTTGCGGCGAATTGGCAATCCCTCCGCTGGCGTAGCCCCGCAGAGGTACTGACAATGGCAGTGGTCCCTGTGCCGTCATGACCCCGCCATCGGCAAAACCAAAGAAGCTGCTCATGGCTTTGGCCAGGGGCAAGGTGATGGTGCGCTGGATCTGGATGCGGATCAAATCCGAGATGATGGAGTTCGCCAGCGACCTGAAGTCGAGCTTGCCCGTCATCACAAAGCCCACCAGCGCATCCGTCATGCCATTGAAGGCGCGAACGGTGGCCGCTTCCATCTGCTTGCCGATTTGCTCGGCTTCCTCGGCCACAGCGCGCAGGCCTTTGGAAAACCCCGCCTCGGGGTCCGAGAGTTCCTTGGCCCGCTGCGTCAACAGCTGTGCGCCATCAGCTGCCTGGCGCGCAGCTTCCTCGATTTTGCGAAGGGCTTCGGCAAGTTTTTCATTGCCGGGGGCGGCGTCAGCAAGGGCACGAGCTTGTTGGGCCAGACTGGCCAGCTGACTGGCGCTTTCCTGACGGGCTTCGCCCAAGCGGCGGAGGGACTCGAGCTCGCTGATGGAGCCGGTCTCGCGCAGCGTCTTGATCTGCTCTTCGCTGGCACGCAACTGGGCCTGACCACGCGAGGCCTGCTCTTGCAGGTCTTTGAGGGATTCGCCAGGCAGCCGGATCTGACGCTCCAGGTCTGACTGCTGGGCGTCGCGCTCGAGCTTTTGGCGTTTGAGGGCGATTTCCGCAAGTTTGTCCTGGAGCCTCAGTTTGTCCTGGCTGGTTTTAGCGACCGTCTCGAGGCCTCGGCGCAAAACGGCTTCCTCATCCGAAGACAAGGCAGAGAGCTTTTGCGTGAAGTCCTGCTGTGCCGCCAGGCGGGCCTCACTGGCTTCCTTGAAACTCAGGTAGCCCTGGTTTTCATAAAGGTCGATGATGCGTTGGCGATCCTTGAGGATGCCGGACTCCACATCCACCAAGGCTTGCAGGCGCTTGAGCTCACTGTCGATGCCTGCCATGGCCGTAGCTGTGACGCTCGTGGTGGCGGTGCTGTAGTTCAGGCGCTTGCGGGGAGCCGGTGCAGTCGTTTCGGTACTGCTCGCGTCAGTGGCTTTGCGGATGTCATCAAAGCGCTTGGTGACCGCATCGGCCAAGAGTGGCATGTCCCACAGCTCGACGTAGTTCTGATTTGCCTGCTCGACGATCGTGTTGCGCTTGTCCAGCGCTGCCTTGAGGCGTGCACGGTTCTCTTCAGAGAACGGATTGAGTCCCTCGCCTCCCGCTAAAAATGTCCCGGCCAGTTCGATGTCTGCCCACACCGCCTGGAAACTGCCAATCACCGACTTGATGGTCTGGCCGATGCCGCGCAGGGCGTCGATGACCACGGCGATGGCGTACGCCGTGTTCTGCGCCCAGGTGGTAAGCGCGCCATCGGTGCGCAGACGCTGGATACCGCCCACTGCATCGTCAGTGCCAAACAGCACCTGTTTGAGCTCCTGCGCCAGCACGGTCATGGACGGAATGGCGGCCGTGACCAGGGTCTGCGCTACAAAACCCGACTCGGCTTTCATGCGGGCCAGCGCTTTGGAGGCGTTGTCCGCTTCCTCGATCTGCTGGGCCGTGAGGCGGA